AGTCATACTATATTACTGTTTACACAGTACCTATAGTTAATCCACCAGTTCCTTGTAATGATACAGTCCTTGTAGTTACACCGTCTAGAGTTACACCAACTGACATACCAGTTACAATACCACTACCAGAAAATTTTCTATCTCCAGAAGCGTTTCCTTCTGGTAAAAATGCAAACGTTACTTCTGCACCTTGTACTAATGTGGTCTGTGCTGTATCTTCTTCATCAAAGTTCATATCTATTGACGCTGTAAAAGTACCCCTACCAACTAAAAATGATTTCATTGAATCACCTAATGCTGTTTTTTCAACTGTGTCGTGTGTTGTGTCTACTGTAAACCCAGTTGCATTTCCTAGGGTACTTCCCCCAATTGTTACAACCCCTTCTTTTCCATGATGTACTGCCATTTAAACCTCCTTTTTATAGTTATTTTTTTTCTTCTTTATTTTCTTGTTTTACCACTTTTTCACTTTTTTTGACACCCTTTTTTTCGCCTTGTAAAGTAAATCCTAAATTTTGAAAATGCTCAATATGATCTTCGGAACATTTAATTATATCTTCACCTTTTGTCATAGTTACTTGTTTAGCCATTATGCACTCCCTCTTGTAAATTCATAAATTACCCTAGCAGTTATCCTTACACCACCATAAGGATATATAGTTCCCTCATCAGTTGATGCTTCAACAATCTGTGTATCTAAAGCATTTCCATTTCTAGTTATATCATTATCTAGCGTTTCTTCAACTACTTCTATTAATTGATTCCTTACTGTGTCTATATTGCTGTCTGTACCTTTGCCAAATGCAACTATTAAAAAATCAATAGACCCTCTATAACTGCCAGCACCAGTATCACCTATACTAGAAACCTCCCTTGTTTCATCTCCAGACTGAACAAACAAAGCTGGAAATTGTGCGTCTGAAAGTTCCTCAACTTCAAATGGCTCTCTAGTTATTTTTTTAAATTCAATAGGACTTGATACTGCATCAAGTTTTGTAATTATATCACTTGCTATATTTTCTCTTTTGCTCATATTTTTAATTCTTTAAAAAAAGTTGAAGCAAATTCTTTTTTAATTTTATCTTCTTCTTTATCACCTATGGAAAAAAAAGGTCTAATTGTTTTACTTTTACCAGCACCAAAAATATCGTGATATGATGCAATTTTATTTTGGTCTTGACCCCTAAAAAATAAAGAACTTTTTAAACCACTAACTTTATAATCTAAACTTCTAAACATTTTTTTTGAATCAGTTAAATCAACAAAACCGGTCTGCCTTCCTCTTTTTTTTCTGCTTTTAACTGTTGACTTGGCATATGGTAACATTTTTCCTCCGTCTGGAAGATTTCCACTTTGCGTTCTTTTAGTAATCATAAATATTGCCATATTTGAAACCTTGTTAAGAGCCTTATCTATTGCTGACTTTCGTTTTCGAGTAATTCTTTTTAGTTCATTTTTTACATTTAAAGTATTAGCTTTAATTTGTACTTGCATCATCTAACTAACCTTAAATGATGTATAGGTTCTTTTTCTGAATCACTTACTGCACCAGAACTATCTTCATCATATTCAACACCATCCCTTAATACAGCTTGAAATTCTTCCTCATATCTATCCCTATAAAAATCTATTTGTACTTGAAAAGTATCTTTGCCTTCACCGGTATCTGGGTCTCGCCACTTTGTTAAAATAGGATATATATATTTCCATAATGCTAAATAAACTACAGATTGCGTCCATTGTGCATTAGTAAGTTTGCTATTTGTCATTTCAACAGATGTTACTTTTGTAATATCTTTGTATCGTACTTGGTGTCTATATCTTTCCCACCATTCTTCCCTTACCCTTCTTAGCACATCATTTTCTGCAAATTGTAATTGATCTCCAAAATCTGTAATACCAAAACCTAAAATGTCTGGTTGTATTTTTTGCAAGTTTGCGTTTGCTACGCTAAATTCTGTAGTAGCCATTATTTACCCTTTTTTTTGGGTTTAGTTTTTTTTGGTTCTTCAACTGGTGCTGACTTAGGTTGCTCTTTTGGTTTTGCATTATACAAACTCCATCCCCTTATTTCCCACATACCTTGATTATTTTCATAATCGACTTTACTTCTTTCTATTACTTTTCCATCTTTTACTAATTTTACTGTAGTCATTTTAATCTCCCCCAATAGGAATCAAATTATCTAATTTTAATTTTAATAAATTTATATATTCTAGTTTTTGTGAATTGCTACAATGTTCTAAATCTTGCTCAACGGAAGTTTCAATGCTTTCTACTGCTTCAATCAATGACCATTCAAAAATATCTTCTGCATTATACATTATAAACTCCTAATAAAGTTAGGGGGTTTTATCCCCCTACTAAATTTAGTTAATAACAGATTCGTTAAGCATTTCGATTCCGTAACTATCGTGAAGTTCACCAACTCCATAAACTGCTGTAGCTACAATTTCGTCTGCTCTTAAAGACGCATCCCTTTGTGTCTCAATTTTTAAGTCTTGCATCATTGCTAAACCTAAAGCATCTTGAGAAAAGATACCACCCTTACAATTATCTGTATCAGTTGTACCATCTACATTTGATGATTCAAAAATTTGAACACCAGCTATAGTTCCAATAAAACCAGTTCGCATTGCTTCGTTTTGTAGGTCGCCAGCATTAGGATTTACAAAAGTATTCGTTAATGATTTTTTTACATTGTAGATAACTTTCGGATTGAAAACCCCATAATAAGGCATTGGCACATTAGCTTGTCTTAATGTTGCTACTGCTTTAAAAATATTATCTATAGTTAACTCAGTTCCAGCACCACCAATGCTTGTGGAAAATCCATCAAATAAAGCTATTAAATCTTGATCCATTTTTTTTGCAATAGCTTCACCAAATAATTTGCCTATTTGACCAGCCACATCTGACTCTGCTGATGATCTAGCTAAATCAGTTAGTGTTGTCATAATACCTTTTTCTGTTGCTGTTATAGTAACAGATGTTGGGGTTACTGCTGTATTTGATAGGTCAGTTGCTTCATTTACTGCTGATGCTGATACAGTTCCGTAAATAGGTACTTCAACTGATTTACCTCCACCAGCTATAGTATAGTTTCTGACCAAATTTCTCATTATTGATTGCTCATTAGCTACAAATAATGCTTCTGCTATAATTTCGTTATACAGTACCGAGGTGGTACTACTTGTTGTTTCGTTTGCCATTTTTACTCCATTAAATTAAAAAAATTAAAAATTATGAGTTTATAACCCTTGGTTTAGAATTTCGCTTTTGTTTCCACTTAGCATATTTTTCCCTATCCTTTGGGTTGCTCATATCCAAATCCTCAATTTTAAAACTGGAGCTGAGTTCTCCCCTATCCACATTTGACACCGAGCCACTACCAGAAGGACTGGCAGAAACAAAGTGTGGGTTTTGTGTCAAAAACTCTTGAACCAATTCATCGGTTGTCAAAAGTTCCCCATTACTGTTATATCTGGCTAAACCATTTTTGTCTATAATTTCTACGTTACCAGATTCATTTAATTTAATATTTTTGTTAAGCAACTCTACAACTTGGTCTGGGTTTATTGCTTTATTTTTTGATGCTGATGATAATAAAGATTTATTTATTTTTATATCCCTTAGCTGTGCTTCTAAATTGTTTTTTTCTTTATTCCATTCTTGGGTTTTGTTTTTTAATATTTCCTCAAACTCACCTTTTTGAATTTTTTGTTTTTCTTCTGTTTCTTTTTGTGCCTTTACTATATTGATTGCCGAATCCAAATCATCAACTCCTATTTTTTTATTTATAGTTTGTCTTTCTTTATGCAATCTTCTTTCTACAATTTCATTTAATTCTTCTTGCGTAAAAGTTCTTTCTTTAGGTTTTTCTTCTACTTTAGTAGTTTCTACTTCTGCATTTACTTGCGTGGTTTGTTCCACTTGATCTTTTTCCATTTGTTTTTCCATTGTATATACTCCAGTTGTAATTTACTTATATCAAAGTTTTTTTAAAAATACAAACTAAACTATTAATCTAAATCCCAACTTGGGTCAGTAGGCAACCAAGTATGTCTGCACCTATACCCACCCCTAACTATAAAAGGGTCGCCATTAGCTTTGCCATTCCAAGACCTAGTGTTCCATAAATTTCTTATTTCTTTTTCTGTGTAGGTTTTCCCAAGTATACCTTTACACCATTCACGACTATCCCTTACTAATGTGCCAGTATAAGTAAAATGTGTTAAACCAGATGCTTTTGCTTTTGCTATAGTAAATTGTCCATGAAACTGCATAACGCTATCGTGTGCTATTTGCCCAGCATACCTTCGTAAATTATTGCCAGCTCTGTCGCTTGCATATTGCGTGTGTAATTTCCTTACTGCTTCTTCAACTTGAACTTTTTTTGTCATATCATATTTATTAGCATTTATATAATCTACCAACTCATTAATTTCCCTTTGGTTTGATTTTTTATAAACTCCATTTATATGACTTCTAATATTATTTACCATATCTTGATGTGGTCTGCCAGCAATAGCACTTTGGTAAAGTTCATCATTTATTACTTTTAAAAACCTTTCCCCTATATCTTCAAAACCAGAATAACTTTGAAATTTAAGTGCGTTTATAGTTGACAAGTCTACTTCAGTTAAGCTTTTAAATTTTTTTGCTATAGGCAAAGCTCCATAAGTTGCTAAAACTTCCTTTGCTATTAAATTATATTCTTCATTTATTATAAGGTCTGCTTCATTTAAAAAATTATTTTCTATAGCTTGTCTAATTTTGGGTTGTAGTTGTATTGCTATTCTTTGTGAAACAAGTTGTCCTTTAGTGGCTCTGTTTACTTCTTTTATAATATCTTCTTCAAGCTTGTATAACACATTAATAATTCTTTCTTCGTGTTGATCAGCTAATTTTTCTAATACTTTAGACATTTACTACAATGGAAAATTTTTTTTCCAAGCTCTTATGCTCCAGTAAGCCGGTGATAAAGTTTTTTGTCCTTTTACTTCTTTTAATACACCACCCATTCTTGCTAAAAATGACTTTTGCCTAGCTGGGATATTTTTCTTTATACTCATACCCCTTGCACCAAAGGTTACTTTTTTTATTTTACCAGTAGACTTTTCTTTTACATAGACACCAAACTTTTTTCTTTTTGATTCTGTAGTTGATAATCTAAAAGGTTTATTTAGCTTTACTTGTTTTCCTCTATATTCTGCCATTACTTTTTTTTCTTTCTTTTACTTGCTCTTCTTATTATATCTTTGTCAAAAGTTCCAGACCTACCTCTGCTTATTAGTTTATTAACTCTAGCCATAGCCCAAGCGTTCATAGGTATTCTAGGTCTGCTTCCAGCACCTAAAAACGCACCTTGTCCTCTTCTAAAACTAGCTTTCAAATCAGCTAAGTTAAATAACTTTGATTTTTTAGCTTTTGCTTTAAGTGTTTTAAGTGTACTTGCAGATAAAGGTTTTCTATATTTGCTTACCATTATGTTTTTGTCCTTCTTCTTAATAATGCTAAAGGTATTCTTTGTCCACTATTATACAATGAGCTTACTTGTTTAATTAAACTTGCTCGCCTACTTCTTTTTGCACCTTTTAAACCAGATAAATATTTTTTAGGTATCTTGGTTTTTTTATCTTTAGGAACTCGTCGTTTCTTCCGTTTCGCCAACTGTTACCCCCTCTACATTAGTTGTTTGAAATTGACCTCTAACTGTTCTAGCATTGTCAATTTCTTCATTTATTGTTTTAATTTTGTCATTGTCATCAATAACTGTATCTGCTATTTGTTTGTCTATTTCCTTGTTAAAGGTTTCTGACTTTACACCACTAGCTTTTGCCATTTGTAAATACTGCATATCATTAGCCCAATCCCTTATATCAAAAGTATCTGGGTAATTAACAGAACCATCAAAATCTTTTTCTATCCATTTAGCAAATAAACTCCAAATATGCTCTTCTGCGTTTTCTAAATAATCTGCTTTTTCTGAAAGCCTTGCATTTAATAATTGAAATTCAGTTTGTAAAGCTATACCACTAGCTATCTGTGTGCCAGTTGCTCTAACTGACCCCATATGTGTAATCCTATCTATGGCATCTACTTTGTTTTGTATACATTTCATTATGCCATCTAAGTTTTGACCACTAGGCTGTATAATGTAAGGCTTCAATGAACTGTCCATATCTTCTGGAATTTCTATTATTGAGCCAGCACCAGCACTAGCCTCCACATTAGGTGTCTTTACTAAGCTAGGGTGATTAGCTAATCTTATAAGCTGTTCTTTTTCTGAATAATCATTGTAAATAGATTGTTGTAAATGTGCTACATCAGACAAATCACTTATGCCAATAGGTCTTTTATTACCCCTTAAATTATAAACATTTACTGCTGGTATTACACCAAGTGGGTTTGGTATTTCTTCTAATAGTTTAACTTCACCATCACTTTCTTGATTATATTCTTCAACTGAATAAGTGCTAATAATTTCTTCTGTAAATACTTTTAATATTGCTCTTTCATTATTTATATCTTCCACTACCACTAAATAATCTAAATAAAACCTTCCGGAACTAGCTCGACTATAATTCCAGTTGACAATGTTTTCTGGTGTATAAATTGAAACATAAGGTCTAATATCTTGTGCTAATTCTTCAGCTTTAGTTTTTGCATTTGTTTGAGGTTTATCTACAATAACCCAGCAGTTACCATAAATAGATGCGTTCATTTGTACTTCCCTCATTACTGTGTTAAAACTTCTGCCATCTAAATCTGCATCTTTTACAAATGATACTAGCTGTTCATCTCCATCTAAACTACCATAATCCCTTGTTGGTGGAACTCGCCATAAAAAGCTAGTGTAGATTTGCACAACATTTTTACAATGATTATCAAGTGGAGTGTGTTTTAATCTTGCTTCATATTCTTCCGGTGATTCTAATACATACCTATGTAAATAATCCCCATTTTTGTAGTCGTTGCCACCTAAATAACTGCGTATGTAAAACTCCCAGTTCTCTATGTTAGCTTTCCATAAATGATGTTTCTCTTGTAATTGTTCTCTG